GCAATTCTTATACGAATAAGTACAATACGTATCGATCTAAAATAGGGAGTCTGTTTATGGCTAAGGGTAAGATCAATTACGGAAAAGCTAGCAGCATCTTGTCTAAGGCGTTTGTGGAAAATCATGCATCAATTTCCCAAGATGAAGCTGAGCATCTGATTGCAAAATCTGAGCAAAAGATCAAGTCTCTAAAAGAAGAGCAAGCAAATGATGAAAAGCTTATTGCAGCTCAACAGATCGTCAAGGATCTAAAAAGCGGATATTCGTCTGTTGTTAAGCTCGAGCGTGCCAAGATCGATTTCCTTCTTGGAAAAATTCAAGAAATCGAAGATGGCGACGTTAACCCAACGTCTGGCTTAAATGCTTAAAATAATAAACACATCATATGATTTGATGATTATAGCAGCTGTTGCTATAGTCATCTTTTATAATGCTAAGGATTTCATTAAACGCTTTAGTAAGCATAGCGATCAGGATCAAAAATGACAACACTAAAATCCCTATATCTAGATGGCGCAAATGGCTTAAATAAGAAGCTAGCCGATGCATTTGACCTCGGAAGAAGGTTCATCCTTCCCCAATACGAAGAGATCGCCCTAGAAGATGCGGTTGATATTAGCACAACCACACCAATGTTTACTATCGCGAACTCTGGATCAAATGCACCCATTTTAGCAGGATACAAAGTCCGATACTCAGACGGCGGGGATGAAGTTGAGTTGACAGTAGCATCCCCAGTGGATGCTGGATCTACGTTCGACACGACGGATGCTCCTGCTGCTGCACTTACTGCAAAATCGCTCAGATACTCGAGTCCCCGCCCCACCTCGTACGCCACCCTCCTACAGGGGCTTCAGGCCGCGGCAGCTGCCGGTAAATCCGTCTTTTCTGTCTCAGTCGAAACAATGGATAATCCAAGCTATCTGCGCCTAAAGGGCAATTATCTTAATGCTTATTTTGCTGGCATCTATTATGCTCTAGATAAAGAAGGCATCTTCAATACGTACGAAGTATCTCTGGCGCTAGACACCTCGGACACCAATACCACAAAAGTAACGTTCAACTTTACTTTTACCTATAGCTAACGATAAAAACAGATGTTTTGTGTAGAATCCCTCGCATAATGCGGGGGATTTATGCTTTGGTCAGAGCAAAAAGAAATCTTCGAGAAAATGATTGAATCTGAGCGGGAGCTGTTGACTAGTAAGGGCGTTGAATACGCAGGCGAGCAAGATTGCTTAGCAAACTTTAAAGATGCTGATATTATAGGGCTTGACCCTAAGCAAAAACTCTGGGTTTATTTGTCGAAACATATGGCTTCAATAGCCTCTTATATAAGGAACGGCAAAGAGTTTTCTAATGAGCCAATAGAGGGCAGAATAGCTGATGCTAGGAACTATCTTGCGTTACTATATATGCTGGTTCAAGAAGAAAAGTCTGCTGCACCAACTAAGGTATGTCAATGCAAAAGAAGCCAGTAAACACACCGGATAAAAAAGCTCAACTCGTAAAATCTTTTGCCTCTCTGGCAAAAAAGTTGAAGCGCGAAATACGCATGGAAGATCTAAAGCAACTGGGCATAACCAAAGATATGGTTGCCCATCACTTTGGGTCATTGACAGCCTTAGAGAAGGCAGCGAGAGAATCCCACTCCAATAGTTTTTTTGATGTTGCGGTAGAGAACCTCTATTCTCAAAAGGCTCTTATTAAACTAAGAGAAGATGTTGCTTCTTCCAAAAGATTCGTTGTGACAACTGCCGTAAATGGATGCGAAGTCCATGATAAGTTTTATGCATCTATAAAAAATTTCTGCAAAGAAAACGATGCACAACTGCTGATTCTCGTGGCCTCAGATCCTGCCCACAATCGCGATAAACAGTGGGGAACAATATCAGCACGATTAAAGAATGAAACACTTGTGCTCGAAGATACAAGTCTTAACTCCAATGTTTTTCTTTCCACGATTAAGCTTTCAGCTAAACACATCGACCCAACAACTGGTCTTGGCCGAATTGGCCAACGTAACGGCACCTTCATTTATGCTTCTCCAAAACAACGACTAAAGGCCGTACCGGTTTCAAATAGCACTCTTCCTCGCTTTATGATGACTACAGGCGCTATTACTGTTAGCAATTACAACTCCGATATGTACATGTCTCAGCGTACTGCATACATTGCGCACAACGATCACGTTCTTGGTGCAATAATTGTGGAAATAGCTGACGATAAGCACTACCATTTTAGACAGATTCAGTCTGATTCTAAGGGTTGCTTTTACGACCTGGGCGTTAAGTACACTCCGACCACTAAACAAAAGGTAAGACCCGAAGCGTTTGTTCTGGGTGATTGGCATGCGGGATCCACAGATCCCAAGGCTAAAAAGGCTTGGTTTGATATATCGCAACTCACATCTCCAAAAAGAATCTTGCTCCACGATGCGTTTGATGGCATGTCAATTAACCATCATGAAAAGCACGCAAAACTCCTTAAGGCTCAGCGTGCAGAAAATGGGCAACTATCCCTCTCGTCGGAGTTAGAGATTCTTGCAGAAGATATCAAGAAACTTTCCTCTGTGACCGATGAGGTTGTCGTAGTTAAGTCGAATCACGACCAATTCTTGGAAAGATATCTTCAAGAGGGCAAGTACGTTGATGATCCGCAGAATCACCGTATCTCTCTTGTTCTAGCGCTTCAATTACTGAATAAAAAAGACCCATTAAAATATGCAGTAAATGAACTCTGCCTTAAGAACGACAAGAAGATTATCGATAAGATTAAATGGTTATCAATTGATGATGATTATCGAATTGAAGGCATACAGTGCGGAGCTCATGGCCATCTTGGCGCTAATGGCGCGAGAGGCAGCTTAGAGGCTATGGAAAGTGCTTACGGTAATTCCGTGTCAGGCCATTCCCATACCCCTCAAATTCTGCGCGGCGCATGGTGCGTTGGTACTTCTTCGCTTCTTAAGCTAGAATACAACCGCGGAGCATCTTCGTGGCTCCACTCATCTTGTTTAATATATCCAGGTGGTGCAAGGCAGTTAATCAACTGCATTGACGGTAGATGGAAGCTCTAATTATCGGATATTAAATATAGATGTATAATCTGACAATCCAGACATGAGGGTCAGATGAAGGCTTATCTATATTTAGACGTTGAAACAACCGGATTGAGTTCGTCTATAAACGACATCGTGCAATTAGCATGTGTTCCGGTTATAGATGGCAAATGCGGTGTTCCGTTTAATGAGTTCTGCCAGCCAGCAAACTGGAACACTATTGATGCCAAATCTATAGAGGTTCACGGCATCACTGTTGAAATGATGAAAGGTTTTCAATCGCCCTCTGCGATGTTGGATAAATTTGTTGCATATCTGTCTCAGTTCAACACAAAATTTGTTATTGCTGGATACAATTCAAATTTTGATAAAGCCTTCTTGGGGGCAATTTTTGCCAAAAACGGAAGATCAAACGAGTATTCGAGGTTCTTTCTAAATGAAATACGCGATGTTCATGCTAGAGCTAAAGCAGTTAAAGATAAGCTAACATCAACTAAATTAAAGCTAGTAAATCTTGCCGAAGAGTTTGGCATACAAATCAAGGCCCACGATGCATTAAGCGATATTCAAGCCACCATTGAAGTAGATAAGAATTTATCTGCAATAATCGGCGAAGACTTTGAAGAGATATCTATCAAAGATGACAAGTTATCTCTTTCGCTTCCTGAGCTTCCTCAGTTGCATCTTCATTCAGAGTACAGCAACACAGATTCTGTATCTTCTATTGAAGAATGGGTTTATTGGGCTGCATCTAAGGGGGTTAAGGCTATCTCTTTTCCAGACCACAATTGGGCTGCATCTCTTTATAAATCAATCAATGTCAAATCTGTTATAGAAAAAGTAAACAAAACGTATAAATTATCTCTAACAGATCAAGATATATCGATAGTTCCCGCTATCAGTATCAATGTCATAGATACTGAAAATGGACTAAATAAACCATTTAAAATCAACGCATGGGCAGTATCTAGTGTTGGTTATAGAAATCTTTTAAAGCTTGCATCCATGGGATGGGACTGTGGCGTAGAGGATTCTGGCATCCCTATTGCTATAATTAAAATAGAAGATGTTCTTGCCCATCAGGAAGGAGTCGTCTTTGGCACAGGATGCGAAAATGGGTTGGTTGGCTCTATTGTCTTGGGCGAAGACGACGAGAAGATTAAAGCTTCAAAGCTCGATAAGGTTGTCCGACAATTTGATCGAGTCGTATTGGAATTACTGCCTTTCGACGTCATTAAGTACTTCGACAAAGGCCTCGGCTTTAGGAACTTTTCAAAGACACCGTCTATCCCAGACGGAAACTTAACAAAAGCCATTAATAATCTTATCAAGAATTCGATAGACAATTATGGCTATAGATTCATAATCTCAACTGCTGCTCATTTTATAAATGAAGAAGATAAGATATTTCAAGACGTAGTATCTAAGTCCTCATTTAAAGATAAGCGCTTTTTTTATGATACGCGCTACCAGAGATCGCTTGATGAATGCGTTGCTATACTGCGGCGCCATCTTGGGGATTGGCTTACTTTAGAGCAGATAGATCTCGCCAGGGTTGCAGCTGAAGATATTGCCTCAGCAGCGCAACAAATAAGCATTAAACATGAGTACCATTTACCACGTATTTCTATACCAGATCACATATCCCAAAAGACACAAGAATACGATAAGCAGCTTTATCTTCTCTTAATGGCAAAGATAAAAGAACATGGTCGCTGGTCGAATGATCCAGAGTATGTTCAGCGCTTTAAAAAAGAATTAGACGTAATTTGGAAGAATTCCAAGCTTAATTTTATCCCATACTTTCTAATGTATGAGGATATTTGCTCCTACGCTAGGTCGCAAGGTATTTTGCAAAATCTAGCTCGTGGCTCTGCGGGCGGATGCTTAATATCTTACTATCTCAAGATAATCCACATCGACCCCATCAAAGAGCATCTGCCCTTCGAAAGGTTCTTGTCGCATGCTCGTATTAATGCTGGCAGCTTTCCAGATATAGATCTAGATCTTGGCCAGCGTGGACCGGTGCTAAAGTATTTGGCCGAAAAATATAAAGCTGGTTTTGCTCAAATAGGTACATTTCAACGATTTAAAACTAAAAATGCTATTAAAGATGCCATGTTTGCTGTCTTCGGTAGAAACAGAGCAGACAAAGAAATTATGGATGTCTGCGACACTATTCCAGATTCACCTCAAGGTTTGGATGAAGATAAGTTTCTTTATGGATATACTGATTCTGAGGGCATTGTTCACAAAGGTCACCTAGAGCAAAACGAAACTCTCCAGATATTTTTTAGACAATACCCCGAGATTGAGCAGGTAACTAAGAAGTTAATTGGTTTACCGAAGGGTATGGGTCGCCACGCATCTGCGTTTGTGATATCTACGTTAGATTTATCATCAGAGCGCGTTCCAACAGTGCTGTTCGACGACCCGGACATCGGAAGAGTTGCTGTAACTCAATTTGAAGCACCAATGGTAGAGAAGTCAGGCCTTGTTAAGGCTGACGTCCTTGGTCTTACAACGGTCAAAACACTCGAGAGCGTCGTTTCCTTAATTAAGAATAATGCTGGTGTTGATTTGTTAGAAGAAGATGATAAAGGAGTCCAACTCCTATACCGTCTCCCCGAAGATAACAAAGTCTACGAGGACTTCTATAAGCGTAAGACTGATTCAGCTTTTCAGTTCAACACGGATCTTATTAAAGGATATATTCAAAAGTTTGCTCCGATAAGAAGACAAGATTTGTCTGACCTCACGGCACTATGTCGACCTGGTGCGCTGGATGTGGAATTTATTCCAGGTGTTTCGGCTACTCAGTTCTATATTGATGTTAGAAACATGGTTAGAGATCCAGAGTACATCCACGAAGATCTTGCTGAGGTGTTATCTGAAACAAACGGCGTGGTTGTCTATCAAGAACAACTCATGTCAATCTTGGTTAAGTTTTGCGGATACTCTCTTGAGGAATCAGATCAGATTCGTTCAGCTATCGCCAAGAAAAAACGAGACGTTATGTTGAAGACGTTTGATAGGATCAGGTCTGAGACTATGAAAAGAGGCTGGACCTTAGATCAGGCAAATAAACTGTGCGATGTCGTCACCGCATACTCAAATTATTCATTTAACCGCTCTCACTCAAGGGCGTATGCAGAGCTGGGATACATTACTATGTATTTAAAACACCACTACCCGTTAGAGTGGTGGGCGGCAGAGCTCAATAATTCAGACGAAAACAAGATACGACATTATGTCACGATCCTGGGTGACAAGATCACGCCTCCTTCGCTTCACGTGCCAGATGATAGGTTTACTATTGTGGGCGATAGGATCGCAGCACCTCTTTCTGCTGTAAAGGGTCTAGGGCCGTCTAGTATTAAGGCAATTATTAATCGTGGGCCATATTCTTCTGTCGAGGGCTTCATTAGTAAAATGTCGTCCGGCGTTAATTCTTCACATTTTTGGGCCTTACTTAGAGCCGGTGTATTCGATGAGATGGCGCCAACTAACATCTCTATACCGGAAGCTCGTAAGCAATTTGTAACATTATTTAAGTCAACCAAAAAAATAAAGAATGTACCAGAGGAAGTCCTAGATACCTCGCCCCTCAGCATATTCCTTAATCAAAGAGATATTTATAAGTGCTTTAATAAGGCGCTTTTAGCCGATCCACTTATTCGCAACGAGATATCTGCGATGTGGCCTTCTATGCGTGAAACTAAAAGAAAGGATATACCATTAGCGTTTGGTACTTCGCCAACTATCCCGGTCATATCGTCGGTTGCTGTTGCTGCAAAACTAATAGACGCTCAAGAAAGATCTGAGTCCACAGATAAGATTAAGGTTGCTATGGTGGGGTTGTTTCAATCGTCTACCTACAGAAGCGGCACCTCAAAACGAGGCAAACCATGGTCAAAGGTTGATGTCGTTGTATCAGACGGTCTATCTACTATAGAGTGTACTTTCTGGGATCAAAAACATGCTCTTAGATTTCCTACAAACACGCTTGTATATGTGATGGGTTATGTAAAAAGAGGGTGGAAGGGATCCCCCTCCCTTGAGGTGTTAGAACTTGAACGCTTAGATCGCTTTGATAATTCAAAGCGCAAACTATCTTAAGTATAAATTGTTTTAATTCGTAAAAGGAGAAAAAATGGACAGCGTATATGTTTTCACGCAGAATCCACCAGAAAATCTCTCTGAAAAAGAGATGGTTTTGTCTAAACCAACTTTTCTTGAAGAAATTAAGGCTTGTTCGCGTAGAAAAGGTTTTTCTGCAACTCTAGGGCCAAACTATCTAAGAGCTATTGCAGAAGAAATCGGTCGTCGGTATGACAAATATTTTAACGCGTACAGGCACGTAGTGCCCCAAGATTTTATGGGACGTGTTGCAGAAACAGATGAGCAAGTTGCAGAAGTGATACACGAGATGTTTCAAGCGCGATACCCCGCCATCTATCAAAGATATTATGAATCCGTCTTAAGATCTAGACCATTTACAACTAAAGTGATCTATTTCACAGGATCTGCAGACGATGTGACGGTTTTTAAACGTCTCGGTATCGATCAAATTAACGAAAATCAAATTTTAGATCATCTTGGTATTAATAAGTCATTAAAAAAACAAACTCAAAAACTAGAAAAACAACAAAAAGAATCGTCGGTGTCTGAAGTTAAAAAACAAGAAATGGAAAATTCTTCTAAAGAGCTGGAACTTTTAGCATCTCTAGATAATTCTAATCTCCCTCTCATTAAAGAGCCCCATGCAAAAGAAGTTGTTTTGCAAAATAAAAAGCCGCAGCAAGTAAGTCCGCAGCAAGTAAGTCCGCAGCAAGTAAGTCCGCAGCAAGTAGGTCCGCAGCAAGTAAGAACAACCGATCCAAAAACGACACCTGTTAAAGAGCAACTAAAAACAACTCAACCGACAGATCCATTAAGATCTTAGGTTTTTATGCTTTATGTGTTTTATATGGGTATAATTAAATTACCCAATGTTGGGTATTACCGCCTTTTTAGGCAAAGGAGAACTTGTGGCTAAGTCCAATTTGAAACTAAACCTAGATTCTTTGAAAGAGCGCAAGGAATGGAAACGTCACCCCATTAACCAGGGGGAAAACATTTACCGCGTTCTTCCGCCCTTCGGCGAAGGTTCTGATGGATACGCATATCGTAGATGGGTGATTGCATGGCTTGCCGATCCCCAAACTGGCCGCCGGCGCCCCTACGCTTCCCCTAGGTCATTTGCGACAGATAGTGCCTGTCCCGTATCTGAGTATGTCTCTCTTGTTGAGAAGAAAAAAGAAGCACTGGAAGCTTCCCTTAAAAATCGTAACGCTTCTCGCGAAGAAGTTAAAGAGGCTCTTAAGCCATTTACAGATATGTTATGGGCTATTAAGCCTAAGGCTACATACATTTACAATGCCTGCAATAAAGCTGGAGAAGTAGGTCTTCTTGAGCTTAAGAAGACGGCTCATGATGCAATGAAAAAGCAAATGATGCAATATGTGACCGATTACGGTCAAGATCCTACTTCTCTAGAATCCAATCCAGACGATTCTGGTATTTGGTTTAAGATTCGTCGTGAAGGCGAAGGCACGAATACCGAGTATTCGGTCTCTAAGAACCAGACCAAGAAGAAGACCTCTGAGGGCATTGTTTGGGTTGACGATCGCGATCCGCTTCCAACCAACGTCATGGATAATTACGATAGCCTTGGCTACGATTTGACTACGCTTTATAAGCGTTATTCTTATGATGAGCTTAAAGAGGTGTTGATGGCCAATTTGGCAAATATGTATGCTCAAGCTCCCGAGCTTCAAGTTGCAGGTTTTGAGATTGATGCGCCGAAGCCAGTAAAAGCTGTTGCTAAAGTTGAAGAAGATGACGACGTCGAAGAGTATAAGGCGCCTATCAAGAAACCTGTTAATATTCGTTTTGATGATCACGATGACGAGGACGAAGCTCCTGCACTTAAAAAGCGTCAAGCAGAATCTGCACCTAAGATGGTTACAAAAGCCACAAGATCGCAGTCTGATGATGAGATTTTTGCTTTTGCAGAGTCACTTCTTGATAATTGAGGTGCATCGTGAGTACCGATCTTCAGACTATCGAGTCTAATTTAGATTCGATAGATCTAAAACACATAGCAGCATTTACTCGCAAGCTAGGTGACATCGGTCAGGGTTTCAATAAGATGATGGCTCCCGTATATCTACGGGAGTTCATCATTGCTTATGATGTATCGTCAGTCATGCATGCAAAAGCCGTTCAGGCAGAGCTGAATGCCAAGGCTGCACTAGATACCGCAGAGGCAATTGCTTACCTAGATCGTGCACCTGACTTCTTTAAAAAGAGAGACGAAAAGCCTACGGTTGAATCTCGCAAGGCTTATGTAACCCTTGATCCTGATGTTCAAAGGGCAAAAGACGTTCATGCAAGAGCTCAGGCTCTTTCTCTTCTAATGAAGAATAAGGTTCAAGAGTTTAGGTTTGCTATCGATGCTGTAAGGAAGCTTTCCGAAGACGGATACATGACGCCATGGGAAGGCATGAAGTAAACATTAAGAAAGGAAACAGATATGAGCGCCAACAAATGGATGTCTAAACTAACCAGCGATTTAGGTGTTGCAGCATCTAAGTTAAAAACTCAGATGCCAGAACCCATCGCATCGCCGAGCCCATCGTTGAACTGGGCCACTGCCCAAGGTGGCTTTCTTCCAAGTAAAGTGAACATCTTGTACGGACCCGAAAGTTCGGGTAAATCGATGTTAGCTATGATGGGCATTGTTCAACTTCAGCGCCAAGATTCAGAAGCTCTTGCGATTTGGTTTGATGCAGAGTACTCATTTAATGCGGATATGTTTGCTAAACTAGGCGGCGATTCAGACCGTCTTGTTGTGCGCAAATCCAACGATCCTCTTAAGATCTTTGATTACATCGGCGGCGAGATGCTTGAGCTTATTCAAGACGGCGCGCCGATCAAGGCGATTGTAATCGACTCAATCAAATCAATCAGATACCCCAAGGATGTGCGCAAGCAAACAACCGATCAAATCATGGGCGGCAGTGGATCCCAGTACCTCGGTAGCGCGCTCAAACTGGTAGTTCCAGTTATTGCTGAATATAAGCTTTTAGCTTTTTTTATTCAACAAGTAACAGCGCAGCTCGATCCAATGAAAGCCCTCCGTAATCCTTATGTTATTTCAGAAGGCCATGCTCTTAAGCATGCGGCAGATCTAATGCTTGAGATCACCCGCGTTGATTCTAAAAAGGGTGTGATTGAATCAGGCGAGACAATCACAGGCGCTGCTGCTCAGGTCGGCCACAAGGTTCGCGTTAAGGTCAAGAAAAATCGCATGGGTGCACCTGCTCGTCAGGCGGAATTTACCTTTCACTATGACAAAGGGGTTATAGATACCGCAGGTGAGATATTCGAGCTGGCAAAGGCACTTGGTGTGATTCGCCATCCCTTAAATCCAGAAACTGGCCGCGAGAATCCACAAATGTGGTGTTTCGGCAACGAGCCGCCAATCCGTGGTGAGCAGAACATGAAGAACTATGTTTTGGCTGACAAAGATCTGCAATCAAGAATTCTACGTGCATGTTATGAATACCAAGATGCAAAGGTTGAGACTGATGCTCTAGGTTTTGTAGATGATGATCTCGAGGAAGCATTGTGAGCTCGTCTTACGATAAAGAAATATCATTCTGGTTGTATGCGAATGTGGCCTGGCTTTTTACTAAATCCATGAGTAAGATGAGAATGTATCATGGATCAAACTTATCTGAGATATACGATATAGCTATCGTGGTGATGCGGAGGGTTTCCGAGGATGGTGCGAAAAGAAACAACATCGAGCAAAAGACTGACAGTTCTCTATTTTCTAGAGTTATCTTTTAAGCTTAAAATATCTCGCAGCATAATGCTAGGTCAACCTTGGCTCTTAGGGTGGGTCGATAGACTGCTTACATAAACATACAAAAAATTGACTATTAGTTCAAATATATGAGCAAAATACTATTTATCGGCGATCCGCATATACGGCATACTCATCTTAAAGATGGCATTGATCTTTTCAGGTGGATAGAATCTGTTGTAGAGGTTGAAAAACCAGATCTAGTTGTTAATCTCGGCGATACGCTAGACGATCACTCCGTTCTACATGCCGAAGTCCTATCTATCGTCAACCAGCATCTCCTACGGCTACGTGAGAACAAAGTACCAGTAGTTATGGTCCTCGGCAACCACGATATGTGGAAGCCAAACTGCAACAAGTATCATGCTCTTGAGGTCTTTAAATCATACAAAGGCGTGCTGGTGGCTGACAAGACCATTATTGCGGACGGAATAACCTACACACCCTATCTTCCTACGTCTTCTAGTTGGCCCGACACCAGCACAGATATCGTCGTGACGCATAACACCTTCATAGGAGCTGATTATGGACCATCGTGTGCAAAGGACGGTATCGATGCTGCTCAAGTTCAGGCTGACCTTGTTGTCTCTGGACATATCCACAAAAGGCAATCTCTTAAAGAAGGACTTATTGTCTACCCGGGTACTCCGTCGAGTCTTACGGCTTCGGATGCTAACCAGGTTAAAGGCTTGATGATCTTAGATTCGAAAACTTTAGAAATGAGGTTCATAGACTCTCCGTTTCCTATTTGGCGAACTCTCGATGTCTACTTAGATTCCTCCAATAAATTAGAGTTAAACGAGAAAGATCGTTGGATTGTAAAACTAATAGGACCGCGGGCAGAAGTTAAATCTTTTTTGGAATCTAAAACCGTCTTAGATCTTAAGAAAAGAATTCAGGTTTCATTTAAAGCTGAATTTACAGATTCTATTAAGATTAATCGCACGCAAATCTCTGCCCCTACTGTTTACAGTATGGCAGAGCAGTATATCGATAAGGTTTATTCTGGAACAATGGACCGGACTTCTTTAAAAGAAACGGTAAAGAAATACACGGAGCAACAATGAGCAACGATGTGTATGAATACGTAGATCAGCACAGGTGGCTGCTTAACAATGGTCTGTTTACAGATCAAGCTAAAGATACTTTATATCTCTACGGAGCCATAATTAATAAAAGCATTACAGCAGTAGAAGTATCTGTAAATTCAAACACTAAGGCAGTAAAATACACTGTTTATGCGCCAAATTCTTTGCTTAAAGATTATAATAGATATCAGGCATTAAAAGGTACCGGTTCAATATTTGATATGTGGAAGCTCAAAAGACTTCTTAAGCGCCACGGCAACTTAGAATTTTTAAAGATATTGAGCGGTTTTGTAAAAACTTATTGTGGACCCGCTTGGAGCGTAGAGCTTGAGTTAAGAGAAAGTTCAGAGTATGAGGATCAAGGACCCCCATCTAATGATGGTTCAAAGAAAGATAGAGACCCTGTCCCAGGATGAGGATGAGAGACAGGATCTCTGGGTCGCATATTTAGAAGATCCTTATTTTGATTTGTCGTCAAGGTTTATTGAGATAAAGAACAAAAACGACATAAACGATATTGTAATAAACAATCTTATCAACTACTTGCGCTCTCCGCCCACCACTGAAATGCTAGAATTGCTGGACGTTTTCACGGATCTTGAACGATCGGTGTTAATATTGCTGGTGCTGGGCTTTACAAAAGAGCAGGTTTCCAAGTATAAGATGATCGAGATGTTGCGTTTACAGCAAATGATAAACAACATCTCTACCCATCCTATATGGGAGACTATGCTTGTTAAAAAAGAGGCTTAACGCTGAAGAGCGATACGGATTGAACTTTGACCAGATCCGTGAGGCCGAAAAGTATTTAAAGCAGCATAAAACGGCCGGCGCAATGGGTAAGCAAGAAGCTATGCCGCTTTATGAACTTTTTCTTCTTGGTTACTCGCTAGAGGATCTAGGTCGCAGATTTCCTCAATATCCACTTGGCAAGATTGCACTTACGGCCGCCCTTAATGGTTGGGTAAAGGATCGTGAAAAGTTAGCCAACTCGGTCTACGATCGCATCAGAGCCAGGATAGTTAGATCAACTGTCGAGCAAGTCGAATTCCTTACTGATATGGTTTCAATATCTACGACAGAGAACATGGAGGAGATGCGCAAGTATCTTCACGATCCTTCAAAGTCGCCTCCTCCATCAATGAGAATAAAAAGCTTAAAAGAATATCAGCAAGTAATAGAGATGCTTGCTAAGGTTGCTGATTCTGTTCGTGCTTTGGCTACACCCGCTCAAACAGAAGAGCCTCAAAAGCTATCCGCACGTTCAAACAAAATCAAAACCCTACCAAAACCCCAAGAAACAGAGGAGTCTCTTCTTCTAGCACAATTAGTGCAGGATCCAGAAGATGAGTGAAGAATCAAAGACATGCTCGGTTCCTGGCTGTGTAAAACCGCTCAAGGCCAAGGGTTACTGCGGCAACCATTACAAGAAGTTTATAGAGTTGCCTAAAAAGAGGGCAGATCAGACCGCCCTTAGTAAAGTAGCAAAGCAGCAACAAGCATCTCAAAGAATGACAGAGCGCGCGTCTAAGTTCACGTTAGAACAATTAGAGCGCGTGTTTCTTACGCCATGCCGCACAGAGGCAGATTTAAAGAACTACATAAAATATTTCTTTAACTTGCAGCTTCCAGACTGCAAAGTTTCTAGATATGCAGATACTACGCCGTTTCATGCTATTTGGGATGTTTATAACATTTGCGTAAACAGCAACAACCCAGAAAACGTTCAAGAATTACTGTACGTTGCAGGTCGAGGATCGGGCAAGACCCTTGGCATGGCTATTGCCGAACTTCTAGTTCTTCTTCACGATCAGCGAGATGTTGTACACGTAGGTGCAATTCTTTCTCAAGCTAAACGATGTTACGAGTACCAGCAGAAGTTCTTGATGTCAGATAGAATCAAGCCACTAGTGCTGCCTCCTAAAACTCAAGAAACAGACCGGATCTTAGAAAAGTCTACGATGGAGAAGTCTGTTTTCAATGTATCAAGCGAAAAGATCACTCTTGAAGTTCTTCCGTGCACGATGCGCGCACTTAACGGACCACACGTTCCTCTAGTTGTTGTAGATGAGATCGATACGGTTTCAGGTGAGGCTGTTAAAGCGTACAAAGAGATTTCTGGTATGCTTGACTCAAAGCGAGGAAAGAAACCTCTTAGGGTTGGTATCTCTACTCGTAAGTCTAGATACGGTCTGATGAACCAGGCAATCGAGAACGCAGAGAAGCAAGGGCGTCATGTTCGTCGCTGGACAGCGTTTGAGTTCACCGAAAGATGCCCAGACTCAAGATCCGGAACAGACAGGCAAACATACTACATCGACCAGCAGTCGTTCGATGTCCGCCTTCCTTCAGACTATGCAAAACTAGGTGATCAGAAGAAAAAAGATTACGCCGCGTACGAGATGTATTCTGGTTGCTATAAGTGCCCTCTTGCCCCGATATGCCTTGGGGATGCAAAAAATCAGACGTCAACTTCGCCTATGCTTAAGTCTATTGACGAGCTTTCGCAGAAGATCTTGTCCGAAGGCCCAGATTGGGCAATGTCTCAGTTGATGAACCTCAAGCCCTCCGTAGAGGGTATTGTTTTTAAAGAGTTCGATGAGCGCACTCACGTAAAGACGTGGAACCAGATGTGGCACATACTCACAGGAAAGGAGTTTCCTGGCGAGTGCAATCACGATATATTCGTCAAGAAGTGCTTGAGTATGGGTCTACCAGCGTATTCCGGTATCGACTGGGGATGGTCAAATCCGCATACGTTAGTTGCTTTCTTTGTCGATTCAAAAGAAAACATATATATTGTTCGCTGCGACGGCATGACATATATTTCAAGACCCGCCTGGATGCATCACGTGAAAAACAAATGGCACCAAGTATATCGCACGCAGCTCTATTTTCCTGATCAAGCAGATCCAGGCGATGCTGTTGAAATGCGTAAACTAGGCTTGCCTACTTCGACCAACACCGATAAGGGTCAGGTTAACACTGGTATTCAGGTCATTAAGAAGTGGTTAAAGGTGCCAGGTGCCGGAGAGCCAAAGATCTTCTTAGCTCAAGAAACATGCCAACCCTTGATAAAAGAATTTCAATTGTATCATTATAAGGTCGATGCCGCGGGTATGATAACCGACGACCCAGACACAGAGCATGACCACTGGATCGACGCCTTAAGATATGCCGTAACTAATTTATTCGGCAAAGGGGCGGTGATATTGTCTTCCGCTGGATTAGACGTTGATATGACTAAGTTGGTTGATTCAACGGGAAGCTTTTTTAAACCACCCACGCCAGAAGAATATGCTAAAGTTAACAATATTCCGTTTAATCCGGAGGTTAACCTCGACAAGATGGGTAAAATAGGAAGGCTGTCTGAAATAGAAGACGATGAAGATCAGGGCGCTGACGGCGGCTTCATATGGCAGTTCTGATCGTATAATAAGACCACCTTAAGGCCGGAGACGACGATGTCTTGGATTGAAGATATTAAAAAAGCAGTTACCGAATCTCTTCGTAAAGATATCGAAGATCTGACCAAATCAGATGGCGATAAACTCCCTGACTCTCTACAGGAACACAACCGGTCACAAGATTCGCAAGATTTAGTTGGCAGTCGCGCTATTCTCACAGACCCATATTACGACCATGCAGCGCATAATTATTTTCTTTCTAAATCAAAAATCTCCCGCATTGCAAATCGCACTCTGAGAGAAATCTCAATGCGCGACTGGCTCGTTAACGCTATCCTCCAAATCAGGTGCGACACGGTTCTTCGCTTCTCCCGACCACAAGAGAAGAAGTATGACATGGGTTATCGTTTCGTAAAGGTTAATCACCACGAGCCGATGACGCAGGAAGATATCGAAAACATCCGCATGTTAGAAGAGTACGTCTACCACTGCGGCCGCACCGACGGCACCCCGCGCGGCGAAGAGATGCTCTTTGGAGAATTTCTTAAACTAATTACGTGGGATGCACTTACTTTTGGCCATATCGCAACCGAAAAGGTTTTAACCCGAAAAGGATCGCTCCATAGATTCCGTCCGCTTCCTGCTGAGACGGTTTATAGGGTAAACCCAAACGTATCAAAAGACACTGTTGAGAACCAAGCCAAAATAGCTCTTGAGCTTTATCATAAGAAGCGCTCCGACAATGATCCGCGCGGGGATGGTCAGATTAATAATCCAGATTCAGAATATCTGAAATATGTCCAGCAGACAATGGACATGCGCGTCATCAATGTCTTCGGTGATGAAGATATGGTATTCAAGCTCTTTAATCCAAAGAACTTTGCTGATTCCAATGGCTATGCGATCTCTATGGTCGAGCAAGCTGTGATCATGATCACAAACCACCTAAACGTCGAATCCTACAATGCAAATTACTTTACGCACGGATATGCAGCTAGAGGCATCTTGCATCTCAAAGGAACTGTTACTCAAAACACTCTCGCGTCTTTCCGTCGTCAATTCTACAACACTATTTCTGGCTCGAACAACGCTTGGCGCACTCCGATTGTCGCAGGTCTCGACGATGTTCAGTGGATACCGATGTCAGGATCTGCGCGTGAAATGGAGTACATCAACTTCAACTCCCACGTCATGCGATCAATTTGCGCACAATTCCAGATCGATCCCATTGAAGTCGGTTTAGATTACTTAACTACAGCCAACGGTCGCGCAGCTGCGCAAGCAAAAGAATCTGGACAATTTAAGATCACGTACTCTCGTGAACGCGGTCTCCTGCCGATCCTTTACTTTATTGAAGATTTAATCAACCAAGACATCGTCCCTGCATTAGATAAAGAACTCGCATCTAAATATAAATTTAAATTTGTCGGATATACAGACGACACAGCTCAGACGGACATCTCCCTACGTCAGGCGCAGATGACGGTATTTTCTTCGATGAACGATCTTCTAAAGAACGAAGATCGCAAACCTATCGATCACCCAATTGCCGATCTCCCGCTTAATCAAGCGTTCTGGGGGCTGGTTGACAAGATGATGACCAAAGGGGAGCAAAGGGAAGTTTTCCTTGGCGATAAGGGTGCAACAGAGCGAGATGAACTCAAGTATCTTCCTGGCGACCCCATGTTCCTCCAATGGTCTAATCTTCTTATGACCAAGCAGGCTCAGAAAGAAGCTAAAACACAACAGCAGCAACAGATGACTATGCAGCAGCAGCAAATGGACCATGAACACGATCTTCAACGTCAGCAGGTTGACGGGGATGCTGAGCGTCAAAAGCAAGCAGATGCGGAGGCTGCAGTTAAAGGTGGATCATCTATTCAACAGCTCCATGAAGCTGCGAAAGAGCATGGTGCAACGCAGGCTTCTAATATTGGCGGTACTGTAACACGTAATCCAATAAATGTTGCCGCTGACTTAGAAAAAGAATAACTGAACAATAACAATTCTTTTGTATAAATATCTCTATTGAGGAGATTTATTTATGGCTTGGATTGTGATTGAGGGGATTGATAGGAGCTTTAAATCTTCTGCGGCCAAGTTGTACGAAGCCAAAGGTTTTAAAGTTATCCATTTTTCCGCTCCAGATAAAAAATACTACCAGTCCGGTTACACTGGGTCAACATACTTTGAATCTCTCACCGAGATGATGGTTTCGCTTTCTGGTCAAGACGTGGTTTTTGACAGATCGTGGTACGGCGAGGCTTGCATATGGCCACAGATATATGGTCGCAAATCCCTCTTAATAGATGAGGATCTAGACGTTCTTCGTGAGTTTGAAGAACAAAATTCTGTTTCTCGAATCTTAATGGTCGACCCAGATGTAGAGGCTCATTGGAAGCGCTGCGTAGACAATAAAGAACCATTGACGCGATCGCAGTTTAATTCTGCTCAACAGCTCTATGGGATTATGGCAGATAGACATGGTTTTGAAATCAAAACAATGCATGATTTTGTACAGCATACACAAGAGGTAGAAGAAATGCAACCCCAGCAAACTGAACCCAAGGTTCAAGTAGAAGAACCGACAAATGTTCTTAAAATCGATACGCCAATTAAGCTTACGCCTGAGCAGCTTAAACTTCAACAAGCCAACGCCATAAATGACGTCTTATCCTCTCGAGTAGTAAAGAAAAAGGGCGCAGAATACGATCAAATTGAATCCCGCATCAGGGAATTCCTTAATTCAGAGTTGGCTAAAATTTTGGGAACGAATGCTCAGCAACCAGCGCTTCCATTCACTAATGAAGAAGTTACGCTACTCAAAGCGTTGGCAAATCGGGTAAAAGATAAACGCGCTTAATAAACACGGAGACAATTAATGAAAATCGCAGAATCAAACAAAAAACGCAGCAAATCCGCTATAATTCGTGTAGCTGAATTAGAGCGCGAAGTGGCTAATTTGGCTCTTGCTGTGAGAGTATCTCAAACACTGCTTAAGCAGTTCATGGAGCAACTACGCCCCATGCAGGACGATTTGACCCGTTTTTACGCGGCTCTTAATGATGTACAGTACAAAAACACCGCTCTTATCTCTTCTGTTCCGGGTGTGTCACGCGAAAACGTGGCAACCCTTGCCGACCAACTGAAACTGGCCGATTGGCAAGAATCGTCTGATAAAGACGACGCCGTACGCGATCTGGTTCCCGCAGATCAGGTTACCTCAGAAAACGATGTAATCGTGATTACCTCTACGACGCCAGACGAACCCGAAGATCGTGGTATCTTTCGTTCTAAATCGGTGCTCAAAGATATTGCCAACCAAGACATCGCTACTGGTTTTTTAAATCAACCAGTTGGCTCAACGCTTGAGACCACTATCAACGGCGCCCGACATGTTGTTCAGCTGTTGGCTGTTCGTGTTCAGAAGCCAGCAGCAATCACTGCTGAGTGATATCATACCGATTTCGGCTCCAGCTTAAACCTGGAGCCGATTTTTATTTTGTCCAGAGTATAACAAGCAAGACTAAACCTCTTGCGAGAGCTCAATGAGCGATCTTAACGACAGATTTAAGTCTAGATGCCCACGTGAACTTGATCAAATAACCAAGGAGTGGTGTCCTTTAGCTGTCTTAAGACTTAAGACGCTTAGGACCTCTAAGAAAGAACTCACAGAAGAAGAGGAAGCAAAACTTCCAGGATGCCCTTGGGCTATTGACGACCAGATGTCTGGTTATTGCTGGTTCGCCTATGAGGCACACAATATGCCGGAGACCCCATCAGCTGACGTAGATATTGCAGCCATGCTTCATGTATCCACCGATACAGTAAAAAAAACAGCCGAAAGAGCAATAAATAAAATACAGAACTGCCACGCAATTAAAGAGATCCGCGAATCATTTGCCGATGAACCGGTCGTGGACTCGGGTTTTTCATTAGATGACGAAACTGCCTATTGCGAGTAAGTCCTTGTCATTAGCTGATATCTAACTGCCTGATTTGGTATAATAAATCTGGCTGTTTAGCTATTGGAGGATGAGATGAAAAAGTGCTCTAAATGTTTAAAAGATAAAGATTTCGGTCAGTTTGTCAAAGATAAGAAAAAGCCAGATGGTCTGTACTCTTCTTGCAAGTCGTGCAACAATAATCGTATTAAAAAGTGGCATGAAGAAAACGGTGAGCAGTTTGCTTCCTATCAGGCTCAATGGGGCAAGGTAAATCGTAAATCTGTATCTGATCAGCAGCGTCGCTGGCGTGAGCGCCAATCTGATGAATATAGACTTGCAAGATCTATATCTTATAGATTGAAGATTCTGCTAAAGGGTGTTAGATCTAAACAGGTAATAGATGCGCTTGGTTGTTCGCCAGAAGAACTTAAGAAACACTTAGAATCACAATTTCAACCCGGTATGACATGGAAAAATCATAGTCGCACTGGATGGCACATAGATCACATAAGACCACTCTGCTCTTTTGATCTAAAGGATCCACAGCAGTTTGCTATAGCTTGTCATTACAGAAATTTACAACCATTATGGGCAAAAGAAAACGCCGCCAAGAGCGGTAGGTATTCGGGTTGAACATAATGTATAATGAGCAATGGTTTATAGCGAGTCAATGATTGAGGTCTTATAATGGCAACCAAGTTCGATGCTGTCGCTGCGAGCGAGCTTAGAGATACCCAAGGAGAAATCCTTGACGTTAAGGGCGCTGACATTTCTGAGCTGCTTGCTGGTCGAGGGATTGTTAACGATAACCACTCTAATAAATTACCAGATGTCGTGGGGCGTATAATTGGCGCTAAAAAGATCTTCGGTCTAGAAGATTGTGAGAACGATAGACATAAATATTACTGGAATAAAATCAAAGCGCCCTATATCTATACTGAGGGTTTGCTTTACGATGACGAAGATCACCGGTCTGCCAAAGCAGCGGCGGCAATCATAAAGCATCAATTTAAGACAGACTCTCCTTTGAAACTAAAATGCTCAGTAGAGGGTGGTATTCTTGAGCGTGGCCAAAAGGACCAGAGAGTGTTAAAGCGAACTAAGATTCGCGGCTTAGCACTTACTCTTACGCCGGCGAACAATGCCACACTTGTTGAAGGTCTAGATCTCGTAAAATCTGCTGCAACAATAGAAGAACTAGAACTCATTAAATCATACGCGCCATACGCGATTCAAGACGTCCCATCCTTTATGGACTTCTCTCAGAAGGTGTCGATTGCAAAGATCCGCCACAATGTAGAGCAGATCCATGAGATTGTTGAGAGTTTAAAAAAAAACATTAGTTTAGCCGAACCTCTCGAAAAAGCTTCCAAGAAGCAGCTACTTCAGCAGCTAGGCTCCGATCCCCAAGCTGCTGAAATTGCAGATTGGTTGTCGAAGGATGTCAAGCGCGATGACGTCCAGCAGTGGTTCCTCCGCGGCTACAAAAAAGACCCCAAGATCTGGAATACACAGAACAAAGAAGCTGTGCAACACTACGTAGGTACTGCCGGCACTAACCCCGACCACGATATCGGAAAGGTGCGCTTCGACAAGTCCCACTCCTTCGAGGATGGGATGAGGCTCTGGAAGGACGCGGAAGATAGCCTCAAGAACAAGAAGAAAGATGCGACTAACTTACTTAAACCAGATTCAAGCACCAAGAAACTTATCGATCTGGGCAATGGTTGGGGTTGGTATGACTTAGGTAAAGGATACGATGAGGCCGAAGGTAAGGCCATGGCACACTGTGGTAACGTTAACGCACAGGGCGCAGAAGAAGACGAAGACCACCACCACGATCGGATCCTTTCCCTCCGCAAAGAGCATAAAATTAATGGCGAAACCTACCACGAACCCCGGCTTTCCTTTATCGAGAATAATGGCTACTTAGGTGAAACGAAGGGATTTGGTAACTCTAAACCAGCAGCAAAGTACCACGACGCCATTATAGAGTTATTAAAACATCCCCGCGTCAAAGAGAACGTTGGTGGTGGCTACGCACCAAACAATAACTTCTACATAAACGATCTGCCAAAAGATAAGCTCGATAAATTATTAAAAGATAAGCCAAACTTAGAAAATTTGTGGAAGTTGACTTCAGGAGAAGTTGATACTGAAGAGTATCCTCAAAAACACCATGATGAAGCTGAATTACACAATCAAGCCCTGTGGGACCTAGATAATGGCGAAGAAAACATCCATCAGGTTAGATTCAGAGACATCGATCCCGAGTATGCTAAGGGCTTAATATCAAAGCGTATAAGACAAGACGACGATCCCGATGACGACGGGGGTGAGGTGCTTTCCATCATGCAGTCTCCTCACCTAGATAAATCCCACATCGATCAAGCATTCAATGAGAATCCACGCGCTTTGCAGCGTTTGCTGTACTCGCACGCAGCAAATAAGGAGCACGTTGATCGCGCTCTAAGTCATGATGACACAAATGTCCGCGTCGCCGCTATCGATTCCCCTCACTTTGGCCCGCAGCACATGGACAAAGCCTTCAACGATAACGATCCACATGTCCGCCGAGCCGCCGCTCGATCCTCCCACTTCGGTCCGCAGCATTTTGACAAAGCCTTCAACGATGAAGACTTGTTTATCCGCCTCGCCGCCATCAAATCTCCCCACTTTGGCCCGCAGCACATGGATCAAGCTTTAGGCGATAAAGAAATATTTGTCCGCCAGACCACCATCGATTCCCCTCACTTTGGCCCGCAGCACTTCGATAAGGCTTTCAACGATAACGATCCAAATGTCCGTCATGCCGCCATCAAATCTCCTCACTTTGGCCCGCAGCACATGGAGAGGGCTTTGAACGATAAAAATGGCTATGTCCGCCTCGCCGCGGCTGAATCCTCCCACTTCGGTCCGCAGCATTTTGACAAAGCCTTCAACGATAACGATCAATTCGTCCGCGCTGCTGCCGTCAAATCTTCCCACTTTGGCCCGCAGCACATGGATCAAGCTTTAGGCGATAACGATCCAAATGTCCGTCATGCTGCCGTCATATCCCCTCACTTCGGCCCGCAGCACATGGATCAAGCTTTAGGCGATAAACAGCAGTTCGTCCGCGCTGCTGCCGTCAAATCTTCCCACTTTGGCCCGCAGCACATGGATCAAGCTTTAGGCGATAACGATCCAAATGTCCGTCATGCTGCCGTCATATCCCCACACTTCGGCCCGCAGCACATGGACAAGGCATTGAACGATAAAGAAATATCTGTACGCGAAACCGCCGTCCAATCCCCTCACTTTGGTCCACAGCACGTAGACAAGGCATTGAGCGATAACGACCCAAATGTCCGCGTCGCCGCCGTTCGATCCCCTCACTTTGGCCTTCAACACATGGAGAGGGCGTTAAGCGATAGCATTGAGTTTGTTCGCGGCGTCGCAATGCAATCCCCCCATTACCAAACCTACTTAAAGCAAAAAGATCTAAACAAAGCCCTAACTGCTGGATACGGCGGAGCTGGTTCTCCCACCAACCTCACCGGCGGCGGCGTTCTGCAAGCCGAAACCTTAGACCAAGGAAGATCCTTCAGATATATAGACTGTCCTAACTGTGGCAAAGATCAGGTTTATATGAAGCACCAGGTCAAATGCAGATCCTGTGGAAAAAGCTTTCCTTTTGATACTTTAGCTAATTTTTTCTTGTCTAAGTAGAGTTAACCATGGAAAAGATTATTTTTAATAAAAACGGGCAGTGGAATTTAGTCAAAAATTGGAGCCCAAAGCAACAGAAAGACATGGTATTTGGTTGGGGCGAATATGGAAATCCTCAACATAAAGATACTATTCCGCCGGCTTCTGGTAAATTGCGATCTGATATGCTAAATCATTTAGAAAATAGAACTAAAGTCAGAATAAACCCAGACACCGGCGAAAAAGAATATAGACTTTTTAGAGCACACACAGCCAACGATCAAAGACATCAAACAGAACGAACCTCGTGGAGCACGCATCCAGATTTCTGTTTATATTGGGCCGACATAAATCGACGCAATCCGGCTCAAACATATCATAGTAATTCACAGCGCGATGAAGATATAGCGCAAGAAAAAAAATATGGAAAATATCAGGTGTCGGCTGCTTGGGTTCCAGAAAAGCACGTCCATTCGTTTCTTCCACCTTTGCAGGTTAAGCATGGATCCGAAAAAGAAGAAGGCGAAGCCATAGTTTCCCCGCACGATGTTAAAATAGATAAAACAGTAAAAAGTGCTAAATTATATAAGTTGTTAGACAGTCTCAAGGGACAAAATTACCCCAGTGATTACATAGATTAGAGTCGTAAACTGTATCAAGTATTGTTTGCGCACAACACGTGGCAAATATCCGACATGTTAGCGGCATTTAATTGAGTATAATGTCAAGGTTGTATTTAGCTGCTTAACTATAGCAGCATGGTATATTGAACTACGAATGTTAGTGCATTCGATTTTAAGGAGTAAGAAATGGCAAACCCTGTTCAAGTGCTAGACAAAATTAAGAGGAACCTTGACGCCGTTGGCGTTCCGGCTACTCGAAACGCAACCTCGGTTACCGCAGCTGGTTTGACCATCAGCTACGTTGACGCCGCGATCCAAAGCCCGATGGGCGGAGTTGATGGCGGTTCTTCGCCGTTTCTTGGAATCGGTGTTGCAAACCCTGGCGTTCTTAAAGTCAAAGGCGCCGCAGGCGAAAATAGCATCGCTGCTATCTTTGTCAACTCGTCTGACCTGGCTGTTTTGGCTTGCTGCACCCGCTTCGCTAACGACGTCGTCGTTGAAGCCGGTGATACGACCACTGAACTTGCTCGTCTTGCTGGCCACCCAGATCTTAAGGCTATGGGTCAATAAGACCTAGGAGGATTAACCATGGAAAAGAATCTCGCCAAAAGCCTCACCGATCTTATCGACGAGACGCTTGCTGAGATCGAAGCTCTGAAGAAGAGCGATCGCTTTTCCGCTGAAGAGATCGAACTGGGCCACGAAGCAAGTGGCTCCACCGAAACTCAAGCGGTCAGCAAAGCAGACGACGAAGAAGAAGAGCACGAAGATAAAGAAGACGAAGAGCACGAAGACGAAGCCAAGAAAGCAGAACATGCTTATAAAAAGGCCGAAGAAGAGTGCGAAAAAGCTGAAAAAGCTTACAAAGAAGCCATGAAAAAACGCGACATGTGTAAGGCTGAACATGGCAAGCACATGGAAAAAGCTGAAGAAGCTGACGAAGAAGCTGAAGACGAAGAAGAAACGGAAAAAGCTGAAGGCGTTAACCAGATGGCTAAAGAAGAGGACAAAGAGAAGAAGATGAAGAAGATGGAGAAAAAGCTGGCCAAGTCTATCGAAGCCCGCGTTGCCCCTCTTGAGAATCAAATCTCTCAAGTCCTTGAAGCTGTAAAAAAACTTGCAGACGCTCCGATTCCTGCTCGCGGCGCAACTTACAAGAATGTTCAAACTCTTGCTAAGAGCGCGGGCGAAATTGAGCCTCTCAATAAGTCTCAAGTTCTAAGCGATCTAATTACGCTGAAGAAATCAGGTAAAGAAGTGTCAACTGAGGATGTCCTCAAAGCAGAAATCGGTTCGGCTGACGAACTGCAAGTAATCGCAACCAAATACGGGATTAAGTAAGAAAGGGAGATAAGAGAAGATGTATCAAGACGCAATGAACCAAATTATGCAGGGTCTGGAGCAGGGTCTCGTCTCCCAGGCTGAAGTCGAGAACCTTAATAAGGCTCTCAGCGCTGGCTACGGCTACGCTGGTCGTCCGACCGACCTCACCTACGGTGGCGTTATCCAAACTGAATCGCTGGAATCGACCTTGAAAGTCGTGACCTTCGATATGAAAAATCTGAAGCTGTGGCCATCCCTCAGCATCGACAAGGCCTACAACCTGTTCGAACAGTACAACCGTTTGGTTGGTTACGGTTCTGACGCTTCGCCGTACATTGGTGAAGGCGGCGCTGGACAAGAAGAAGATTCTACGTACGTACGTGACGGTCAAAGAATCGCCTTCTTCAGCAAACGTCGTAAGGTCAGCCACCAAATGACCCTCGTCCGTACGTCGGTCGGCGACGTGGTTGCTCAACAAGCAAAAGAAGGCACGATGGACCTTCTGAAAAACGTTGAGCGCGAACTCTACTGGGGTAACTCGCACTTCACGGACGCTACCGGTAACCAAACTGGTGCAACCGCTGATCTTCCTGTCAACAGCATCGCGATGAGCGGTCTGCTCCAACAGATCCTCAAAGGCGACACCGACAGCCAGTTCATCTCCAAGGATTTCCAAGGCTGGGGTGCTGAATCGTCCTCTATCGTCCTTGACCTTGCTGGTGCAACCCTTGCTCAAGACGACATCGAAACCCTCGCTGTTAAAGCTCTTGAGAACTTCGGCGCTCCTACTCAGTTCCACGCTGAGCCGATTGCGATCTCTGCTTTCGTTCGTCAGTTCTATCCTCAGTTCCGCTCTGAGCCAGGTCTGTCCGGCCAAACTGTTGGCTACGATGTGTCCAAAGTGACCACAACCGCTGGCCAAATCGACCTCAAGCCGAACCTCTTCCTCCGTCCTCGTCAGCAAGTTCGTCCTTCTGCCGTGAACGCTAACTCCCCAAGCATTGCTGGTCTCAGCATCGCTGGTACGGCTGCTGGCTCTGGTTCTGATCTCGCTGCTGGTACGTATCACTATGCACTGACCCTCGTGAACGACTTCGGCGAATCCGCCCCTGTCCTCACCGGTTCAGCAGTGACCGCCACTGCTGGTCAAAGCGTTACCGTCGCAGTAACCGGTACTGTTCCCGCTAATGTAAAGTACTATAAATTGTATCGTTCAGCTTCGGGCGCTGCTGCTTCGACCGCTCAATTCATCGGCAACTACCGCCTCGGCATCTCCGCGATCGTCGACGCTGGTAAGAAACGCCCAGGACTTGGCGAAGCTTTCTTGCTCGACCTTGGCGCCGAAACGATGAAGTTTAAACAACTTGCCCCGCTTGCCAAGATGAACCTCGCCGTAGTGACTACTGCCCTCGAGTTCCTCTTGCTCATGTACGGCGCACTGTTTGTCTACGCTCCGCGCTTCAACGCTGTGATGAAAAACGTTGGCAAATAAGCAAGATCACTGATTAAAGTGAAAATAAGGACACCCGCGAGGGTGTCTTTTTTTTATTCATGTTAGTATAAACCACATGTTGCAATAAAAAGCCAAGCAATTATGTGAGCTTTAATTTGAAACCAAATCTTCCAACAGTTACCCTCATCGTCATAGATTGCATTAATTACGATAGGGCAAAATTATCCCTCGATCATTGTAGAAATAGCGCTAACTTTGGTGCAGTTAAACTTTTAACACACTTTGATGTAAACGATAATGTTGCCGTTAAGATAGAAAAAATTAACTCGATATCGGAATATTCTAATTTTGTAATAAGGAAACTTTCCGATTATTTTGATACGCAGCATGTTTTAATTGCTCAATGGGATGGGTTTATATGGAACGCTGATCTGTGGGATAATCGTTTTTTACAATACGACTACATCGGCGCCCCTTGGCCGGAAAACATACTTCACCCAGGTGCTCCAAAGCATTTCAATGTTGGAAATGGTGGTTTTTCCCTTAGAAGTAAGAATCTCCAAGAGTTTCTTAAAAACGACAAAAATCTCACAATGCACCATGCGGAAGATGTCGCAATATGTCAATTAAATAGAGCGTACTTAGAGGCAAAAGGCTTTACTTTTGCACCGTTGGATCTAGCGAGAAAATTCAGTTGGGAATATTATGATCAACAAAACGCCTTTGGTGTCCACGCCAGAATGAAATTAATTAAAAAACATTAAGCTCATTCATTGCATTAATAAACTTTACCGCAGTCATTTTTGTAACACATTCAGCTAGTTGCATCTTGCGCGGACAGTGATTAAAGTCCCAGAGATTTAGGTTCCAATCTGATTCGCAGAAATTACAAAATATATTTGGTGTTATTGCTATTGTCTTTGCCAGACCTCTGTATGGAATGCGCTTAGATGGTGCCACTGTTGTAAAACCTGCAATTACCGGCGTATCAGTCGTAAAAGCTATATGAATTGGACCGCTGTCCATGCCAATTACGGCTCGAGATTTCGACATTATTGACGCAAGTTCGCAGAGCGTTGTCTGATCGCGTAGATCTACGCCAAATCCAGGATATTCGAAATCACTAATTGCCGGATAATCTTTCCATATGGAGATCTTCCCCGTTTTTCCTACGTAAACAGGAATTAAGCCTTTGGATTGAATATATTGTGCAATAGTTAACAGTTCGTTTGATAAAATTGTTCTCTGTTTATCTCGATAAGTTGTTATGATTATAACGCTTTTGCTAAAATCAACATTAAATCTATCCACGTTTACTGTTTTTAATGGAATGTATTTAAGTTCAATGTCGCTTAAAATCTTACCCATGAGATTTACACAGCCGTATTCAGTAAGTTTCATTCTAGATGGAGTTAACTTACATATACCCGTAGCGTTTTTAGGCGGGTTTAGGGTTCTAATCGAAAAGTCTACGGGATAAGAACTGTTTATTGGTATAAATTTATCGTCGGGGACAAAAGAAAAGATATCTTTAAAATCGTCATAAATTGCAACTAAATATTCTGTTTTACTATGATAAACGTCGATTGCGTGCTTGAGCGTTGGTGCGGCGGCAATTAGGTCGCCAACCGCAGCGCTATTTAATACGTATACTGTTTTGTTAGCAAACATCTATCACCTAAAAGTATAATATAAAAGTACATATTATTTATACATTAAAACAAACTTAAACAATAATTATCTTAAATGAGACAAAAGTGACTTTTATTAAAAAATTTGCATCGAAGCTAGGGGTTTTAGATTACAAAGGAACCTGGAATGCGGCAACTAACACGCCAGATCTAACAACGAATATCCCTAAAAAGGGATATTATTATATCGTTTCGACTCCCGGCGCTACAAATTTAAGCGGTATTTCTGAGTGGGAAGCTGGCGACTGGGTTATTCACAACGGCGTCGATTGGCAAAAAATGGATGCCGCTGATAAGGCAAAAACGAATCAACTTGAATCTTCTATTAATTCACTGTCTTTAGCGGTAAATCAGCTAACATTAAACACATCCAATTTACCACAAGTAAATTCCTCAATTTCTACTCTCCAAGCCGCAAATAATAGTTTATCTAGCTCTGTTAACAATTTAACAATATCTATTCAAAATTCAAAATTATCAGACGTTTTTTATGTGGCAAAAAATGGAAATGATACTAATGCAACCGGTTCGGTGGCTAGTCCATTTTTAACTATTTCTGCTGCTCTTTTGCATATCGAAACAAATATATTAAATTCACAAAGTAATGTTGTTGTTGTGGTGGGGCCGGGTGAATATGTTGAGAATGTTACCCTCACTAGACCAAAAACCCATTTAGTGGGACTAGTAGAATCACGGTCCAATTCTACGACCATATCTGGAAATTTAACCATAAATCCAGCGTCAACCGTAGACGGTGTTAACAACTCTATTTTTGCAGTTGAGGGTTTTTTAATTTTACCAAGCGCAGGTGATGCGATCGCTATCACAGGGTCTAAAGAATGCAATGTTCTAATAACAAATTGCTATATTTATGCAGACGGTCCTGGTGCTCAACGAGGGCTGGTGTCAAATCAAATCTCATCAACAAAAACTCGCATACAGATTCGTAATCTACTTATCAACAATGTTGCAGCAAATAGTTTGGCTTTGGAACTTTCCAACTCCTATGCTACTGCAGAGTTTTTAACTTGCTACACTGGCGTGTCTAGTGTAATTTCACTACTAAACACAACGCTTACTGCATCAAATTCGTGGTTTGAAAACAATGCATTGTCGCATATTGTAACCGTATCAAACAGCAGTATTTTTTCAATGGGAAGCGGTTATTTATACAATAAATACACAAATGGATCTGGTGTTTTGATTCAACCGGGTGGCCAAACGATATGCGTGAATAATGTTTTTCAAATAACTGGAATCAATGGATTTGCGGTTTCAGGTTCGCAAGGATCTGTTTTTATGCATGCAGGTAATTGTTTTGTCTATGGAACTTCAAATAAAATTTCGGCTGCAATTGGTGCAGGTGCCATATCGATGGCCACATCTTTTGCCGCGGTGTAATATGAAATTGCAAAAAATTTATAGTAGTATTTATCGCGTATCGTTTAATGATTCCGACGATCTCGCGATGTCTTTTCTAAGATTTCAAGAACATTATGAATCACCTGAATTTCGTGGACGTTTTTTTAGTTTAAATGAGTACAAGACTTGGTATTCTAAAAAATATGGTTCATTTTCTTATGTTGACGATTGGTCAGGTTTTAATATTCCGTCATATATTTTTAAACCATTTATAGATGGAAATTTTGGTGAACTGAGTTTACTAGAACGTAAGTTATTAGAGTCTTTTAAAGACGTCAGCCACCCTTACTATGTAATAGGCACAAACGATGATGGTGCCACCCTAGATCACGAGATTTGTCACGCGCTTTTTTACGTAGACGATCTTTATTGCAAATCAGTTACCGCCCTCATTGAGGCAAATAGCGATGGTCTTTCATTGCTTTTCGATAAGATCTTGTCCTTAGGTTACCATAAGGCAGTTTTAATAGATGAGGCTAACGCCTATCTCTGTGCCAACCCGAATTGGATAGAAGAGCAAGATTTGACTGTTGATTATTGTTTAGTTAAGCAACTTCAACAACTTAGAGACGAAGCGCTTAATAGAAGATCTTGAGAGCTTCCGAAAATCTCAACCTCGGAAGCTGGTATAATAACAGCAGCTTAATGATGGAGAGACTGTATGTCAAGAGCCATTAATTTACCCACAGGTTCCTCTAGGGTGTCTGAGGTTGGTCTTGTTTGGCGGGAAATCAGCACCGGTAGCGCCGGAACCTGGGAGGTTCCTAAATACTGCGCGATACGGGTTAGAGCAACTGCTGCTACCTCTATTTCTTTCGACAGTTTGCTTTCTGCCACAATGACGACTAATGAAATAATGATTTTCAACTCTGGTCGTGGAACAAACTTAGATTCTAAAGATACGGTAACGCTAACATCTAGTGGTACTGCTTATATTCAAGTAGGTCTTGAAGCAAATAGGGACTAATATGAACTTTTCATCGTTCAAAGAGCTCCTTCTCCGCAAGACCGAAGATGAGTCGTTAAAAACACTTATTAAGGTTGTGGACACCAACTTTCTTGCGGACCAAATAATCGAGTCGCTTCAGAAGATGGCAAATAATCGTAATGCTGGTGTTCACGCGAATCTAGCTATACGCCATTTTGGCACCGAGATGGATCCTGAGCGAGAATCCGCGATGATTCGCGAAGCGCTAGGTCATCATGCTTCGCGATACAAGGCTGCGCTTGATGCCGGCGATAAAACAATGGCTAACGACCATGCAGCACAATTTTTTAAGATTCTGAATCTTGTTCACAAAGCTGAACCTCACTCGCACGGCAAGCTTCAATCCGAAACCGTAGCGCTCCAGCCTTGGGTACGAACGCATCCATCTTATTCAGAAACGTTTGCGGCTAAGATGGCACGCGATCCCGAATATGCCAAGGACAACCCCGTTACACGCGGTAAAAAATCACCGCATCAATACGTAAATGATCCAAAAGCAGGTTACGGTTTCAAACCAGCACGCAAAGATTGGTCGTTCCTACAAAACGAACCGCATTTTTCATACGCAGATGAGATCGCTAAGCATGGACACGTCGGCGCCTACCCAATGGAACACACTAAGATCAATGGCAAGTACATCCCAATCGAAGACGTTGAAAACTTGCACGACGGTAAGAAGAACCATCCATTCGACTATCACCCGATCCTAGAACATTACTCTGAGTCCATCAACGATCGTGCGCCAGAACGAGATGCTCAGTACGTTAAAGAGTATGAACAATATATGTCTTCTCCGCATCTCGAGACGCATCTTGCGCACCAAGAAAACCTCATGTCTTCTGGTGCCCATGAGTCTCGCGGTCTAAAGGTTGGGCAACCAGTCCATGCTGGTTCTAAGAGATTAGAACCGCAAAAGCAAGAAACAGAATCAGTCCCCACGACAGCTGCAGCTGCAGCTCCAGCACCATCCGCTGTTAAACAAGATCAGCCAAAAGTAATTACCAGAAAGATGTCGGATAAAGAAAAGGCTAAGGCTATGTTGCCACCCCATTTACACGATCTCTTGAAGGATTAAATATGCCAAAGGGAATAATTAAAACCCCAGAGCAAGAGAAAAAGTGGGAAAAAGCTAAAGAAGTTGCCGCAGAGCAAGGCAAGTCTAAGCGATGGCCATTAATCATGCATATTTTTAAACAAATGGGCGGCATGTCAAAGGCCGACGATGAACATAAAAATGTGTTAATTGAGCGTGCCCTTCAGTCACAGGGAAAGAAAACGACTATCCCACAAGAAGCTCATGAAGCCCTCCATTCCTGGTGGCAACAAAATCGCGATCGCTTGCTTTCGCAAAAGCAAAAAGAAGATATTGCCCAGATTAAATCTGTTAAAGAAAAAAGATCTAAGTTAGGTCTTGTCAAGGGGCGAGAATATCTTGATGAGATGTCGATTGCTCTTAGTGCATTAAAGAATGAGCTTTCAGAAGAGCTATCAAAAGCCGAAGAGAAAAAGTCATCAGGCGAATGGTCACAAAGCCCGGATCACACACCTGAAGAATTAGACAGAATTGCTAAGTTAGTTGAAGAAGGCTATCATCCGCGCGAAGCAGCACATATGATTTCCCCAGCCACAGGGGGGCGCGGTGAGCCTAGGGATTTTATGCGAGCACTTCAGTCTTATGTGAAGCCAACGCAACTGTCGCCGAAGATGCACGAACATGCAAAAAAGGTGGCTCAACAGTGGCTTGATCAATATGAGCAGCATATTGCGGAGCAAGCTAAACCAGAAATTAATCCCATATTACACGCATCTGGTAAATTAAAAAACGCTTATGCAGAAAAAACCGGAGATTACAACAAAGCATATTCTGATTTCTTAGCTTCTGATGAGCTTAAAGGAAAGTCTCCTATGGAGCGCCACAAAGCAGTTCAGGCATGGAAAGCAAAATGGAAGCAAGAAAATCCAGAACAAACCGAGTCTTTGTCTGAAATTTCTTCTGCCGGAACCGCATTCAGACAGGCAGAAGAAGCGCGCAAAAAACACATCGAAGACGTCAAGCATCATTTAGTGCATGGTGGTGCGCCAATAGAATCACAAACCAGCGAAGAGGACGTAGAAACTTCTGCACCAATGTCTGCTCGTGCAATATCAGAGCACATGGGCATCGGCGGCGGCGAAGAAGACGAAGGACCCAAGATCTCTGCGCAGATGGACCCTTCAATGAAATTTGCAACCCAACACAAGAAGTTTGTAGAGTCTGTTTTGAGACCACAAGTTGGCGAAAAAGCGACGAAGCATCCTGCGCAAGTAGAGCAACCAAAAGCAACTGCAGCCGCAGCTGAAGCGCCCGCTGCAGCGGCGCAAAAACCAAAGACGATTATTCGTCGCATGGCAAAACCAGAACAACTTGAGCGTATGCAGCGAGTAGACGCTGCCAAGATGGCACAGGCCAAGAAGGAATAACGCATGGGCATCTCGAACTCGCCATTAAACCCACCGTTTCCTTTCATGGAGAAGGAGCAGGAGCAACCTTCTGTAACAAGATACCTTCCGCTACCTACTGCTCAAACTCTTAAAGATACTAGTCTTTTTGGTATTCCGCTTAAGTCTGCCTTAACCGGTCAAACTGTTTCAGATGCGACCCTGACGGATTATATTACAAAAGCCATCTCACGACTAGAGCACGAACTCAACATCTTTATTACACCAGTTCAGTTTGAAGAGCGACATGACTACGATCGCGAAATTTGGACTCAACAGTATGCCTGGATAAAGCTTAACAATGCTCCGGTTTTAGATTGCCAATCTGTTCAGTTGAACTTTGGCAACGGAACACCAATGCCGCCCCTGGTAGAGTTTCCGCTTGAGTTTGTGTATGTCAACGGCCAAGAAGGCGCTATCCGTTTGGTGCCTGTTCTGGGTACGGCAACATCCGGTTTTGTCCTATCATCGTTTGCGGGTTCGCAGTGGATGGCTTTGGTTGCAATGGGCGTCTTCAACTTCCCTGGCGCAGTTTTAGTTAAGTATCGTGCTGGTTTTGAACCCAACAAAGTGCCCGCAATGATATCTGGCCTCATCGAGAAGATGGCGGCGCTGATGGCGCTCAGTGCGTTAGGGCACCTAATTTTTCCGTACAGCTCAGTTGGTATCGGTATTGACGGAACATCACAAAGTGTCGGTACGCCGGGTATCCAATTCCTTACTGGTCGTATCGCTGATCTTAAAGAGCAAGTACAACTAGAGTTAGACGCTGCTAGAAATTACTATCAAAAAAAGTTTCTCATCGACGTCTTTTAAGAAGATATATCAATGGCTTATATTGTTAAAAAATGCAAACTGTGCAATCAAGACTTTGTCGACCAAACCAAGTCTAGCAATAAGCTTTTTTGTTCGACGAACCATAAGTCGTCTTTTACGAAGAAAAAGCATGCTGAAAAAGTGAAGCTTACAAAGGCCATCTACTACAAAAATAATAAAGAAAAAATTGCAGCAGATCATCTTCGTTGGATGAAATCTAAGTTCAAGGCGGTAAGCGAAGGGACCGCATCGGCAGCTGACATAAATTTCGTCATTAGAAATCGAGTAAGAACTCGACTTCTCAAGATTCTAAGAGAATCTGGCACATCAAAAAACTCCTCTGTTACAAACTTGATTGGTTGCTCGATTGATCAGCTTAGAGATCATTTAGAATCTAAATTTGTTGAAGGTATGGGTTGGGGTAACAGATCTGAGTGGCACATTGATCATATTATTCCGCTATCTTCTTTCGATTTATCAGATCCTGAACAATTGGCGAAAGCATGCCATTATACTAATCTTCAGCCCTTGTGGGCAGCTGATAATATCGCTAAAGGCGGTAAACTACCGGAGGCTCTATAAATGCCAAAAGCATTGCATAAAAATAAATGGCGAAAAATACATAGCATTGAAAAATGCGATGATGGGTATTCGTATCAGCTCGATGGCGTTGAAGGGAAAGTTTACCACAAAGACATCGAAGATCTCGATCTTTCTAAGTACGAGATCGTTAACCCAGACGGTTCGATTACCAGAGGCCCCGGTAAAGAACCACTTAGAAAACCAATGAAAAAATCTCTACTAGAACGCTGGGAACTGCTTAAGGCACAAATTAGCCACGAGATGGCTTTTATGCCTATGAGAGAAGATGATGAAGAACAAGAGCAAAGTCCATCTCCAGAAGATACTCAAGATCCAACTCCTGGCAATGCTGATCAGGCTCAAGCTCCTGTCGGTGAAGCGGTAGAGCAAACTCGACAACCAATTGAGGACCCAGATGCCCAAGACGCATCAGACGCAGTCGACGTTTCATCTCTCCAAGGAGGTGCTGAAGCTGATGCAGGTGCTGATGAAACTCAGGCTCCGCAAGAAAGCGAGGAGGATCATGCCTACGACGAGGAGAAGTTGATCGAACTTCTTCGTCAGGATGGGTACTCTGACGCCGAGATTGCACACATAATCCACGGCCATGTTCCTGGTGGAGACCACGAAGAACGTGCGATGAATTTAGAGCAAATTCGCGAGCAAGAAAAACACGATCACCACATGGATCGTCTTAAGGGGCAAACCGATACGCAGCAAGATCACGCCAAGCGCATGGCCGACCTAGAGTACGATCATGCCAAAAAGGAAAAAGAGCTTAGATTAAAACACCTAGAAGAAGAACTTAAAGTTAAATTAGAAAACTTAAAGAATAAAGGCAAGGTCGATGGAAAAGCTGATTAAGTCACAAAACGGTCAGTGGACTTTAACTAAAGCTGCACCCAAAGGTGTAAATAAAGACAAATGGGATCGTTGCGTAGAAGACGTTAAGGCAAAAGGAACGGCAGAAAGTCCTCATGCAGTTTGCACTGCGGCAATGACTAAAGGCGAAGTACACATCGCGCCTACGCCTTCAAATTCAACTAAAGGCGGCAATGGCACAAATGAGATGGCTAAAGAAGACGGCTCAGAGATGATGTTCTCTGACCTGGAACAGATCGCACACCATATTGCAGAAATCAGAGAGCACATGAAGGCTTCTGAAGATTCCCCGGATTGGGTTAAGGCTCAAATCACAGAAGCCGCACAAAATCTTTCTGGTGTTGCACACTACATCCAAGGCAAAAAAGCAAAGGTTAAATAACGTGGACAAATTAAGCAAAAGCGATAAAAAGCTAATCAAAGAAGAGGAAAGCCCAATGAAACGCCTTAAGCCAGGTGTTTCTCCTACAGGACTTCCTGTTTTATCTGGTTCTGCTAAAGACATCGCCGATGTGCTTAGGCATCACGCTGGACCTAAAGTCAAATTAAAACCTGAAAAATTTAGTGAACTTGAGCGTCTTGCGGTTCAAGAGACAAAAAAGCGTTTTGGTAAGGAAGACATTTCCGATCACCCAAAACACATCAAAGAAATAATGGTTCGTCACGGTGGAGTTATTCCAGAAGGTCATCCAGACAGAGAAAAAATGGCTACGCATGTCAATTCACTCCTATCCTCGCAGCAACGAGGAGAGGGTACTAGGCTTTATCAGCAATATCTTTCTGGTGGAAAAGAATACACAAAATCCGAATCATTAAGCAAGACTGATATTTATGCACAAGCATATTCCGATGGCACGCTTGATGTCGTCTTCGAGGAAGACGTATCCGATCTCCTTGAGAAAGCTGTTGTAACATACTTAGAGTCTAAGGGTTACGAAGAAGTTTTAGAAAAAGGCCTCAAAGCTAAGCATAAATCTAAAAAGGGCGGTATGACTGCTGCCGGCGTAAAAGCCTACCGCAGGGAAAATCCAGGCTCTAAACTTCAGACAGCGGTAACAGAAGATAAACCAAAAGGTAAAAGAGCCAAAAGAAGAAGGTCTTTTTGCGCTAGGATGTCTGGTGTAAAAGGCCCTATGAAGGACAAGAACGGCAAACCGACAAGAAAAGCTCTGGCACTGAGGAGATGGAAATGCTGAAAGATGAATTAAAAGCACTATACAAAGCCAAGCCAGAGCTCATCGAAGAGCATAAACGACTTGTTAACGTACTTCGCACCGGTTCAAAAAAAGAGCAGGCTGCAGAAGCAGAGCGTCAACTTAAAGAACTTAAAGAGATGGTTGGCAAGGCTGATCGCTGCTGGGAGGGTTACGAGCCTACTCCTGGTAAAAAGCCATACGAAAAAGGATCTTGTCGCCCAATTGAAAAACAAGAAATAGTAACATTTGATAAACAAGAATCCAGTAAGGGTTGGCAAATAAAGATAAAAGGTAAAGAAGGATACCACGACGTTAAAGACGTGGTGGATATGGGACCTCAAAAGCATAATTCTTATCTTCTGCATGACGGCACCACGATACCGCATGAACAGATCGAGGACCTAAATATTTCGCCTAAGCGTCCAGAGATAAACGTTAGAAAAGCTAGTTTTGATGATCGGGTTTCTGCTGTAAAGGCTAAGTATTCGGTTTCAAAAGAAAAACCTTTTCAAGAAAAGGTTAAAGAAATCAAGCAAAAATACTCAGAAAAGCCTCAGCTAACAGAAGATCAGCGCATTGGCGCCATGAAGATGAAGTACACTAGCATGTTTAAAAGCGAAGACATGCAAAGACTGATTCAAGAGGTGTCCACCAGGCAGCCAACTGATGCCGAGCTTGAGGTAATATTAGAATATAATAGCAGAGTTGTGCAAGAGGCGACCAATAAGGTACCTCAAACAAATGAAGAAGACTTTGGGTATTAGCGATGCTAGAAAAGTACTATAAAGAAATACCATCGCAACTGTTCGCGGCCACTGGCACGTCTACTGGTGTCGTTACTATTTCTTCTACGGTATCTTTTAAGCTTGGTCAATTAGTGGTCATTCTTAATCCCAGTCTGCCGTCTGTTGCTGGTGAAATTAAAGCTATATTCTCAGAAACCCAGATGGCGATTGGCCCGCAAGGTTCCAATCCCAACGTGCGCATCGATCTGTCCTCATATGACACCACATCTACGATAAGTGCACCGGAACAACAGCGTCCAACTATCGCAACTCAAGACATTGAGCGCTATACGTACGAGGAAGCTCCTATAGTTGCGCGTCGCACAATACCTGTAGATGATACGGGTAATATTTTAAAGTTTGTCAGAAATGCGCCTGGTGAAGCCAAAAGTCTAGCAGTGTCAGTCGACAAGCTAACATTTAATTCATTTAGTGAAGCAAAAGTTTCTGATGCTTTACAAGGAACAGCGCAAGGGGCGTCTGTGCAAGTTTCTGCCACGCCTGTCGAAGCAAAAGGCGGCGCAACCACCCTTAACAATAGAAAAGGTGTTTTTATAACACCGATTGATAAAAATGTTTACATGGGGTTTGCGAACACCGTGTCTTCTGCCAATGGTATACCTATTTTTATCAATCAGATGGTGTACGTCCCAGCAGCCGCAGCTATGAAAATCTGGCTTGTAAATGGCGGTGCTGGTGGGGCGGCAGAAGTTAGGGTCTGGGAGGTCGGTTAACAATGTCAAAAGCTTTTGTTACCGCTACCGCTTTATCTACCCCGTTTTTACCAAATCGGGGCATAGATGCAAAGAACGTTCAAGAGGCCATTGAGAAGTTAGCATTTTTGACTTATGCAAACTCTTTGGCTGGAGCCATATATACTGAGGATGGCGATGTTACTATCAGAATCGGTACTGCGGAAACATCTTTAGTGCTCCCCAGCAATACTGGTAGATGGCGAGTTTCTGTCAATGATTTGGGGGAGATAACATCTCAGCAGTTAGAAAGTTCAGACGAAAGTCCAATTACGTATTGGCGCTTTAAACGAAATGATGGATCCAGAGTTGCCGTAGAGATTACCGATGAGGGAGAGGTTATAATGGTAAACTCTCCAGAGTATGCTGGTTTAAGCATTAAGTCATTTTATCTTAGAAGTCCATCAAATTATCTTTTTACCCTCGGCGTCAACGATGACGATGAGTTTTACACCGAATCAACTAGCGCACCACCAAATCCTAAATTTAGAGTGATATCGCAAGACAATCAGGTGTTGTTTAGTACTGTAGAGCATAGGCAGCTTGCCTTAAACTATATGCCAACGTACAGTATAAGCGACTTACCGGCACTCCCGGTAGGTATGAATGAAGTTGTGCCGATGGCTTTCGTAAAGAGTGGCGCACTTCATAAACCAGCATACCATGATGGAGCAATTTGGCGATATCTAAATACAGATATGCCGGTTGTAAAAGAAATTTCAACGAATCCAATGGTTTTAAGTTATCTCCTGCTTCCTAGTTCTACAGGCTTCTGGAAGCTTACTGCAACGGATTCTGGTGGAATATTAACTTCCAAATATGAAAACATTGGATCGAATTCGCCGCTCCCCACTCCGTTGTTGGTTTCTAGTTCAATGGGGGTGCGGTATGTTTCAGCAGATGCGCTAGGCGCTCCTCGAACCCAATTAATCGGTGGTACATATCCGCCAACTCAAGTTCGTATATCTAGCGATAACGCTGTATGGGAAATATTGGCCAGTAATACTGGTGAACTGTTTCTTCAAAGAATATAAGGCTTTAATTATGGCCAGAAGAACACATATTGCAAAACAAGAAGAACAGGTAAACGAAAAGGGTTTGCAGATAAGAGACGCAGACCCCACCTTGCCAGTTGAAAATCAACTTTGGATAAATCTCTCTAGCAGTTCTATTAATGTTGCTAAAAATGGCGGCATAGTTAAACTCAACGATACAAACTACACCGAGACCGTTGTTATTATTGCTGCAAATTTATCAACTAAAACATTAACAGTTTCGCGTGCAGTTCAAAATCCATCTAGAACAAAAATATTCCCTGAAGGCGGACCAGCGCAGATTTATTCCACCGATTTTACCGTGGTGTCTCCTAATATAATTACCTGGGGTAATCTGGGTTTAGACGGACTTTTGGAAGTGGGAGACGTACTCGTGATAGAATATTCCTAAAGGTACTATTAACTACCATTAGGAGTGTTTATGTCTCAGATTAAGAAGAAGTTTATTGCCGATAACGCAATCGATGGATCGAAAATCCAGCTGTTGAACGGTCAGGCCGTTCGCGCCGTCAACTCGCTTGGAGTTGATCGTGATTTGTTCTATTTCACGAACAGCAACGAGTTTAGACTTGTAGAGATGCCCAGACTCAGTATTGACCCAATCACTACTGATGACTTGACCCGTAAGGGCTATGTCGACATGGCGGTTGCACAATTGCAAACTTCCCTTTCGCAAGAAGTTAGCGATCGTCAAACCGCAATCGCTGCAGAACAATCTGCACGCATTGCAGCAGACGCCGACCTTCAATCTCAAGTCAACGTAGAAAAAGGCCGCATCGATGCCATCCTTTCTGC